ATTTGGAACGAGATGTAAACATCGATGACCATCTTATTGCCACGCCAACGCTTTCCGAACTCATTGAAGCGTGCGGAGAAGGATTCTTTGCAATCTCTCACTGGGAGGATGGTTGGCAGTCTGAAGGTGGGCCAGTGATCCAAACCGGTCCGGCTGACAAAGAAACGAAGAAAACCTATACGGCTCAAATCCAAATTAAATCCTGTCACACGCCCGAAGAAGCAGTTGCAAAGCTTTGGTTTACGCTTCAACCGAAATGACCGAATCCACCTACAAATCCTCCATTCGTCTTATAAAGGTCCTCTGGCTTATCGTGGCATTCCTTATGGTGTTTGCTGCGGTGGCCTTCATCGTACTCAATCTCAATGTCCAAACCTTCTGCTAAAAAGATTGAACAAAAGCCAAAGCGTAAGTGTTCGATCGTAAAGTGCAACAATGTCCCAAAGCCGGGCCGGATATTTTGTACGAAACACAAATGAACCCACAAGTCACCATCATCATGGTCTGCTGCGTCTGTCATCGTGGCCGAATCCAAACGGGATTTGCTCCAACCGGCTTTCTTCTCGATATGGTCGGCGGACTCGAATACTGCCCCGATCACTACCTCCAAACGCCGGTAGTCCAAGACATCAAGCCAACAAACTGCGAACAATAAAATGGCAACCAAACCGACCGGACTTCCAGAAGGGCGACCACTCAAATTTAAGTCTTCTGAAGAGCTCTTAAAGAAAGCAAACAAATACTTTGCGAAGTGTCTTCGAAAGAAGAACGAACCGATAACGATCACCGGCCTTTGCATTGCTCTCGGGACTTTCCGCGATGTTCTTCTTGACTATCAAGCGGGGATCTACGACAAAAAAGACCCCGAGTTTTCCAGCACCGTAAAAAGCATTAAGCAGATCTGCGAGAACTATGCCGAACGAATGCTTTTTATTAAAGGTAATCCAGCGGGTCCGATCTTCGCACTCAAGAACTACCGGTGGACCGACACCCAGCAGGTCGAATCAAAAAAGACATTCGAAGTGACGGGCCTCGAAGATCTCAATGACGAAGACCTCGACCAGTTCATCAAAGGACTCCAGACTCGCGTTGGCAAAGGCGCTCATTGAGAAGGAACGGCGGATCGCTGAGAACCCGCTGAAATACGCCAAGCAACACGCCAAGCAACGGGAAGTGAGCAAGATACGCGCGGCGATCCGTGCGCTCTTTTGGGGTAACCGTGTCGGTAAGACCGAGTGGGGCGCACAAGAAGTCGCGAAGGTTGCGCTAGGTGAGCATGGATGGATTCAGCCGGGCGAGATCTGGAGTTTTTGCCCATCGTTTGATGAGCAGAAGGATACGACCCAAAAGAAGCTCGAAAGTTACCTGCCGAAATCCAAGATCCTCGAAACCATCTGGCTTCGCAAAGGGATCGTAAAGGAATGGATCATCGATGCCGGCAACGGCCGGAGAGCCAAAATTACTTTCAAAAGTTATGAGCAGGGACGGGAAAAAGCCCAGGGCGCGGGAAAGGTCCTTGTTTGGTTCGATGAAGAGCCGCCAAAAGATATTTGGGACGAATGTTTTGTTCGCATGGAAGCGGGCATAAAGCTCTATATCATCCTCACAATGACCCCGATCAAGGGCATGACGTGGGTCTATAACGACATCTATTTGAATACGGCGAATCCGGACATTTTCGTTTCGGAAGCGAGTTGGGACGACAACCCATGGCTTACCGATGAACAGAAGGAACAGAGCACCCGAGGACTCTCACAACAGACATTAAAGGTCCGTCGCGAAGGCAAGTTTATGAAACACGTCGGTTTGGTCGCCGCGTGGTTCAGCCGCCAGGTCCATGTCGTAGAGATCAAGGAATTGCCCTTCGGCGACACCTATTTTGCACTCGACTTTGGCTTTTCTGCTCCCGCTTGCGGCCTTTGGATTCGTATTGATCGAGAATTCAACTTTTGGATCTTTGATGGTTTCTACCGCAGGGGACTAACAAATCCGGACATCCAAGCGCTCATTCGGCTGAAAGAGCAGGGACTTGGCCGCGTCATCCGGATCGCGGACGGTGCGCAAGCGTCCGATATAAAGCAGCTGAACGACGCTAATATCCCAATCACTGCGGTGGACAAAGTCGCTGGAACCAGCAAGCAGAATTGGGACGAGTGGCGATCCTCGCTTATGGAACAGCAAGGTCGGGTTCAAAAACTTACGGGCAAACCGAAGCTCTTCATCTCAGCAAAACTCGTTGACCTTGACGACGATCCTTTGAGCAAAACATTCGGATCTGAGTTCAATTTCCTCGTAAAAGAGCTTGAAAACTTACGGTGGGAGGAACAGAAGACCGACTTAGGTATAGAACCCAAAGCGATGTGGGGCAAACAACCGAACCATGCGATCGATCCTTTGAGCTACGTCCTCGCGACGATCAACAAGCCAAAAGAGAACAAGCCCATGCCAGGAATGACGAAAGTAAATATTGGGTATTAGGATTGGCTAGCGAATTGCATTAGTCGACGGGAATCCGATTTTTTTAAAGAGCAGCTGATACACGCAGATGAGCAGCGTTACCCATTCAGCGATAGCGCCGTGCGTCGTCAGCCAATTCATTGAGGGTATTATACCAGAACTACCGCTTTGGGATAGTATCCGCTTGCTATGCATCCGATACATTGGCTTTTCACGCACCCGACCGAAGCGCAGGTCATCAACATTCTCGTTACGTCCTTCCTCACGCTCACCTTGATCGTGATTACATTTCAATATGCAAGAATAACCGCCCGCTCCGTGCGCGTGGTAGAAGCGGACATCCGGGCTCGTTTAAAGCCAATTCCCCATGTTGCGATTGCAACCTCACGTCCCGTAGGTCCTGTGACACCTAAACAACAGGTGATCGTCACGATCCGCACCGAGAACGCTCCACTTCGCATTGTTGGCTTAAACATCTCATTCAATACGCCCACTCGTCAGCTTATATACTTTGAGTCATTTCGCCAGAACATCGTCGAGATCGGTACCGCTTTTACCGGCTCATTCGAGATCGATGCCCTACCAGTCGCCGGAGCATGGAGTGTGGAATTCACCTACAAAGACCTAAGCAATTTCCTTATTTACACCACAAGCTTTGATAAGAATGGCTTTCTCGGCGAGAACAACCCTATAGATCCGCGAACACTCTACAATCGCATCCGCTTCCGCATCAGGTATTGTCGCTTGTGGCTTCGACAACTCTTCCAGTAGTTATCCCCACCCTTTACACCGTCTGCCCATCGCCTAAGATAAAAGCAACACCGAGGTCGAACGGCGTCTTCACGAATGCCAACGACCGTTTCTCCCATTACCATCAACTTCCTCCAGAAGAACCACGACTCCGCACGGCGTTTTCGAGAACGTCGCCACACGCAGTGGACGGACAACTACGAGCTCTACCGCGATACCGTCACCACGAATCGTCTGACGCAGCAGCAGTCCGTGAATGTTCCGCTCATGAAGGAGATCGTGAAGACGATCCTCGCGAAGTGGGGAGATCCTCCGGATAACCAGTACGAAGAGCTCGGCAACGATCAGGGCAAGAATATTTTCATCAACGAGTATTGGGCGGATTGCGTCACGCGCCTTCGCGTGAAGATCCTCGACCACATCGACAAGAAGCAGGTCGGCCTCTACGGCCGCAGCTTTATGAAGCTGAACCTCGTCGCCGGCAAGTTCTTTATGGAAGTGCTCGATCCCCAGGACGTGCTCGTAGACCGCTATGTGAATCCGTGGGACATCGAATCAGCACGCTACGTGATCCATGTCGGCATCTACCAGACGCTTTCTGCAGTCGAAAAGAATCCGCTCTACGACACAGAAGCGATCGCACGTCTCCGGGAGTTCTTTGCGACGCAACAGGGACTTGTGATCGCCGGCGAGAACTCACTCATCGTTGCCGATCGTTCGCAGCGCATGAACGATCTCGGCGTCCCGGACGTAATGAACCCGATCGTCGGAGAAACGTACGTCGAGCTGAACGAACACCAGATCAAGGTATGGGACGAGGCGAATCAGGAAGATGTCGTCCATATCGTGCTCACCGCGAACGGAACCGAGATCCTCATGGACAAGCCGTTACGCGAGATCATGAACGTCAATTTCTTCACGATCTGCACGTGGGCCGACGACATCGAACGCACGGACTTCTGGAGCGACGGCATTGCGGATGTGGTGCGCGTTCCGAACCAGATCTTGAACACCTACTTCAGCCAGATGATCACGAACGGTGTTATGCGTGGATTCGGTATGAACTTCTATGATGCGACCGCAAAAGAAGGCTGGACGCCGGTAGGATTCGATCCGACACCATTCGGCTTCTATCCGCTTCCAGGTCCGCCGCAGGAGGTCTTACAGCACGTAGATGTTCCGCAGCTTCCGGAACGTTTGCCTGAGATGACATTTATCAAGGAGATGGTGCAGTCGGCAACCGCGAGCACATCGCCGGCGGAAGGTGACGCATCGGAAGGCAATACGCTCGGCGAGATACAGATCCTCTTGCAACAGGCAAACGACCGCATCCAAGCGAGCTCACCCTTCTACAAGCAATATTGGCAGGACATCGGTGAGAAGTTCGCCGCGATCGTGAATGCGAACTCCGAGATGCTCGAAGACACAACCCTCTACAAAAAGAGTCAGTCCGGAAAGTATTGGCAGAAGAATCTCAAGGCGAGCGAGATGAGCTCGAAGAAAGGCTACAAGTGCAAAGTCTCCTCAAAGGCCGACACGGAAGCCGATAGTCTGAAGACGATCAACAAGCTTCAGACCGCATCCGCAGAGTTCGCCGGGAACATTCCGTTCCAGGCGATCTTCCAAAAGCGAATGCTTGATTGGGTAGGACTCTCACCGGAGGAAGAGAAAGAAGTCCTGGACTTCGAAGCGCAGCATCCGCAGCCGCTCCTTCCGAATCCGTCACCGGGCGGTCCAGGCGGAGAGCCACCCACCCTCGGTAAGCCTCCAATGCAGATCCCGCAGAAACAACCTCAGCAAATTCCCCAGAGACAACCCCAGCCAGTCGCAGCATAAAAAATAATTAATACAAACAAATGCCAGCACCATATTCAAAACTTCAGGACAGCTTCACTCTCATTCCAACCCCAGGCACCCGCATCCAGCTCGCAGCGTCTACACCATGTGCCGAGCTTACGATGACCGCGCTCGAAACCAACGTGGGCGAGATCGTTTACGGAGGTGCGACCGTTGTCGCAGCCGCTTCCGGCCGCAGCGGCACTCCGCTTGTACAGGGCCAATCGGTAACGATCAAGATCGACGATCTCTCAAAGGTCTGGTTAGACACCTTGAACGCGAACGACGGCGTGTCGTATTCGTGGCTCTCTTAAAAACTAAATCACTACCATGAAACAAATCCTTAAATACACACTCCCTGCGATGCTTGTCGGTTTGATTGTCGCCTCGTGGGCTAGCGCCCAGGTCTCCGTACCTCCAACTCTCAAACAAGTTGGTTCGAATCTCATACCGGTAAATGCATCGAACACGATCGGTAGTTCGAGCACAAACGTCGCGGCTAAGAACCTTACCGTCTCCGGAACCTGTACCGGCTGCGGTGGAGGTGGAAGCTCGGGCGGAAATACGACGAGCACCGGTTTTACGAACGGTACAAGCACTGCGCCATCAACGATCAACAACCTCAACACGGTCCTTACCATACCAACTAACGTAGCTTCTTCCGGCTGCCCCTGGAAACTCTCTGATACCGATTTTGGCGCGTGTGTGAACGACGCTTACAACTCGGTTTCTTCGACCGCGAGTTCAGTGCAGATTAACGTCCCGGCAATGAACATCCCGTCGAGCTCTTGGACAACGCCCATCAACTTCGGCACCAACGGCGAGAAATTCATTTTGGATGGCGTGGGAGGTTATGCTTCTCAGCTCAACTACGGGGGTGTAGGACCAGCGATCACATGCAACGTCGGTGCACCTAATGTGAATGGCGGTGCATACGGGACCG